CTCCTTATTTTCATCAAAGTACTCGTTTACAAAACTCTCGCTCTTGCGATATTCCATATCAACCCATTCATCCGGCAGGGTGTACTCGCTGTACCATTTAAATCCGTTTGCTTCGGCCCACTCTGAGTGGCTCCGTTTTGTACCATCCTTTCTACGTTTAGCCTGAGGCATCGGAGCAGAAGGGTTGGCAAATAAAAATACTAATTCATAACCGCGAGGCAGTGCTTTCTTTACCCAAATATATTTACTGTATTCGGCAAAGTCCCAGAACCTGCCCTTGGCTTCTATGAGATAGGTTACACGCCCTATTTTCTTAATGAAGTCTGGATGGTACTTGTGGTTTATAGTGTAATCCAGAATTTTACTGTGATGTTTCCAGCCTTTCAGAAGCCCAGTATGTAATTCAGATTCCCAAATTGAATCGTAGTTAGCCGGGACGTTCTTTCGTACTGGACGCTCCCGCCTTTTCTTCCGAAGTCCGTTTCTAATCTTGGCCTTCAATGTATTACAACCTCTTCCCTGTTAATTAATTCTATTTCTATTAGGTCATACAAATGCATTAATGTGTCATCACTAAGATACACATTCTTATTATGCTTATGTATCTCTAACCCAATAATCATGAGCAGTTCATTAAGCTGATCGTTTTCTTCGTTCATTCTTTTTGATCTGCTTTATGGCCCACCTAAAAGAATACGGAGCCACTGTATACTTTCCTTGAAGAAGGAAATGCGTCTGTGTTGACAGCTTACTTAAGATAGTATCAATAGTGACACTAGCCTGATCTTCTTTCCCAAGCTGCCCACGCAGCCAGTCTACAAGTTCTAGCTTGGCTAGTTTCCTTATCCGTTTTGCTTGTCTGCCGTTCATAAAACTTCCTCAACATTCGGGGCAACCACAACCTTGGTCAAATGCACCAAGCCCTTGGCATATTTAAATGTGCGCAGACCCTGACCGTCATTGGCATCTGCATAGCAGTCGTACTTATAGCTACAGTAGGAGCAGTTTTTAGAAATCTTTTCGTTACCTTTCGCACCATCTGCTTCAACGGGGTAGCATCTTTCAGGCGGGGAGTCTGTAGCAATCACATCTTTAACTATGTTGATCCTATTTTTGATGTTAGGCTTATCCAAGTCCTCGGGTATAAACAAACAAAGTTCACCGCTTTCTTTATTGATAACCAAGAACCCACCAGAGTTTGTACCTTCAGCAGCTTCGTATCCTGCAAGCTGACTCAGGTATCCAAAGGGATCGTTCTCTGCCAGTGTGCCGTACTTAAACTTGCTGAATGCAAAGCTGGACGCAGTCTTAACGTCAACTACTTCACCATCTATCTTGCAGTCCATATGTCCTGCAATACTGTCAACGGCTATTTCTTTCTGTTGACTTGTTACCTCATGCCCTGAAATCTTAACCAGTAGTAGAACTAGTTCTTCAAGCAGATGCCCGTACAGAAACTTAATCATCAGGCTTGGTGACAGATCACCATCCTTACCTTCGGCCCGGGAGTCGTACCAAAGTCTTCTCAAAGGCTTACCAATATTAGACATCCTAAGATTGAAATTAGAATCCCTTGGGGTAGGTCTAGCCCATCCTATAAAGGCTTGTTTCATTGCCTCACCAAATTCCTCAATGAGGTCATCAGATACATCAATAGCCTCACCATTTGTTAGCGGTTCTAACGATGTGTATATATCTTCTACTAACGTATCAATCGTTTTTGACATTATCAATTACCTCATTGAGGATGTTTAGTGCATCGGAAACATCCAGTTTAAACCATTCATACTTGGAACGGTACTTGTTTTTTAATTCTTTATGTAAAAGCTTTTCTATGTGGGGAGCATCTTCAACGGCTATTGCATACTCAACTTTGTAGTCCCTATATGGGGAGCCTGTTTGAAAGACATTCAATCTATCTGGGACTGACATAGCCCTGCCAACCTTTAGCCACCCGTCCCAAGCGGGATTGGATATCAGATAGATGTTGCCTTCTTGTATGTGTCTGCTTTTGTAATACTCTTTGAATACTACATCATTGTAGTTTTTGAATCTGCCGGGGGCATGAGTAGCATCACTAACAGGTACATACTTACCGCCTACATACATACGTTTCTTGTTCTTTTTTAAATGCGCTTCTAGTGTGCTTCTCCCGGACGCATTACCAGTGTAATACCAGATACCATCCTTGTACTGTAGATTAATATAATGACGATACATTTCAGGTAGAGTGTTTTTGATTGTATCGCCGCACTCAGCACAGACAAGTTCTTCCCAATGAAGATGTTGTATCTTCAAGTCTTCGTTACAGTTTTCGCACTCAACTAGATAAGGCATGATTATCCCCTAGTGTGTTTCACTCCAATCATCTCCTACATTGTATTCCCCATCAAGCTGACAGTTTAGTTCAAGCGCAACACCCGCTTCTACAATAGCATCAATACCAAGTTCACCAACCAGTTCAGCATCCTGCGCCAAAGCCTCAACCTGCCATTCATCGTGTATGTTGGCTACAATCTTGGCATTAAGATTGTTTGACTTTAGCTTGTCATCAAATAGAACCAAAGCTTTCTTCATCACGATTGCACCTGCACCTTGAAGCAATGAGTTCAAAGCAGCATGTGATGACCTGATAAATATCTTACGCCCATCTAATCCCCGGACGTAGCCTTTTGCTGACGCTCTTTCAACTCGTTTTGCAAGAGCAGCAAATGCTGGGAGATTATTAAGGAAAGATTCTCTAAGGCGTTTACCGTGACTTTTGTTTCCTCCAACCACTGTTCCAAGCTTTTCATTTCCTGCTCCGTATATAAGTGCATAGATGAAAGTTTTAGCCTGATCTCTTGATTCAAGTCCTGCAAGTTTTTGATTAGCGGTGTGGATGTCTCCATTGAGTATTTCATTTGTGAATGCCTCGTCATTCATGTAGTGGGCTAACATGCGCAGTTCCAAACCACTAGCGTCAATACCTACCAGTTTGTAACCAGTAGGTACACGCCAGCATTTTCTACACTCTTTCCCATATGGCGCACGGGTACTCGGTACTTGTGCCATGTTGGGGTCACGATGTGTCATGCGTCCAGTAATAGTTCCATTTGAATTCACATAACCATGAACCCTACCATCCTCGCATGAAAACTTAAACCAAGATTTAATCTGTGCTATCCGCTTCTGAAGCAGCAGGTACTCCGCTATAAGCTGTGCTTGAGGGATGTCATCTATTTCCATCAGTGTACCTTCATCAACTATCGGCTGACCAGTAGGCGTAAACTTGGTTGGCTTCCACCCAAAGTCTTGCAGATACTCGCCGATCTGTTTGCGGGAACCAAGATTGAATTCTGTTTCAAGATGCCTATCAACGAACCCAGCGACACACGCAATCTTAAACTCCTCGTCTGTCATTCTGACGCGGTTCCCAGATGCTGTGTCAGCCATTCGGGCGGGGACTCCCGACTTGGTTTCTCTGGCATACAGCCTGATGGTTTCAACCTTAGGTTTGAACTGCTGATGAACCTCATCAACAACCTCATCCAGCCTTTTCTTAAGTCTAGCAAGAAGGGAAGCTGCATGTTCTGTATCAAACATAAAACCATTGATGCGCTGCTCGTCTAGTAGACGGTAGCACTGATGCTCCAGCTTGATGCTGTCCCCGGAAAAACCTTGGGCTTCTTTTCGCAGTTGAAAATAGACCCTAGCATTGAGTTGTACATCACGCTCACAGTACTCAAGCATCTCGCTTGAAAACTTGTTGAAGTCATGAAACTCAATCTTGTTATAGCCAAGCTTGTAACCCCAAGACTCAAGACCGTGACCACCGTCCCGAGTAGGATTGAAAAGCCTAGATAAGACAAGTGTGTCAACAATCTTTTTATCGTACAGGTTGACACCTGTCAGTCTCTTGACTGTTGGTATATCAAATCCAAGGATGTTGTGCCCGATAAGTTTATCGGCCTGACTAACAAATTCTATGCCTTCATCTATCTCTTTAGGCCCAAAACTGTGCAGTATCTCGGCATCAATGTCATAAGCAACAACGCACCAGATGGTATTACAATTTGTCAGGCCGTTTGTTTCTATGTCAAAGACTAAGTTCACAGTAAATCCCCCACCTCTTCATCAAACTCATCATCAAACACTTCGTTGAGTCTGCCTGTTTCATTATTGTAATGCAAGTTTGTAGCTTTACCTACATCACCGGTGTATCTGGATTTAAGTACACGCATTGTAGTGGTGTTGGCTTCCTCGGGATCATCAGACTGCTGGTTGCGCTCAAGAGCAATAACACAATCGCTTAACTGGGCTATGCTTTGACTGCCCCGCAAGTGACTAAGGCTAACAGTAATACCATTCTCATGGCCCCTGTTGCCCTCTGTGCGCCTCAAATGGGACACCAATACCATCCCTGCGCCTGTCTCCTCCACTATTGAACGGAGCCTGTGCATGATGCTATCAATGATCCTACGCTCATCACCTTCGGTGTAAGCCGACACAAGCATATGCAAGTGATCAAGCACAATCCACTTACAGTCGCAGCCGATAATCATAAACCTGATCTTACTGTATATCTCTTCAATATCCTGAACACCAAGATGCGAGTACACCCAGACCCTGCCATCGTTATTCTCACCGTTTATCTTCTGCCAGATGTTAGCAAGATAATCGTAATCATACTTCTCCCTGATGTGGTCAATGTATATCCTGTCATTAGCTTCAATAGACATGATGCCATCAAGAGTCCTGTTCTGATTCTCCTCGAGAGCAATGATGCCGAGATTATCTTTGGTTGTAGTGAGCAGCCAGTGTTCCAGTTCTCGTACAACACTAGATTTACCAAGGCCTGTGCCTCCAGTAACAGTCAGCAACTCGCCCTGCCTGATGCCGTACAGCTTCTTGTTGAGGCCTTCCCAAGGGAATGGTATAGAGTCTTTCTTTTCCCTGTTCATCCAGCTGTCAAAGCAATCGCTGGCCCTGACAACCCCGCTTGGAGTGTAAAGCTTCGCGCCCCACCAAGCTTCCATGTACTTCTGACGCATGCCTTTCTTCAGCATGTCATTAGCATCTTTGAATTCTTCAGGCATCGTGAGTATCTTAGCTTTGCCCGGACTCAATAACCTAGCCACCTTGCGGGCAGCTTCCCGTCCCGGCTGGTCGTTATCAAAGTTGATAACTACTTCCTGATATTTTTCTAGGAACTCAAGTGAGTTCTTCACATCACGTTCTGCACCTGCTGCACCATTCTTCAGGGAAACTACAGGCCACTTTGAACCTTGCATTTCATAGGATGCCATTGCATCGCACTCGCCTTCAGTTATGGTGATACGCTTCGCAGCACCTTCAGCAAACAGATTCTGACCAAACAGACCAGTACCTATTGATGTGCCCTTCCAAGAAAAAATCTTGTCAGGTTCACGCACCTTGTAACCTGCTACCTCATTGGCAACATAGTACGGGTACATATGCCTACAGATTTTTCCATTAATATTTTTTAAGGATTTAACGCCAAAGAACTTGGCTGTTTCTAATGAGATTCCCCTGTCCGTAAGGGGGTTGAACTCCCCCGAACTGGTATCAATAATATCGGGTAGACTTTGAGTAATGTTTATTGATTTTTGTTGAGCCATAAATACCTCACCCTCAGTGGCTTTTTCATAATCTTTTATATAACTGTTACAACTAAAGCAATAGGCAGAACCATCCTCATTTAAAGATGCGGGGTCTGACCCCTTGCAATTAGGACAATAGATGTGTGTTTTAATGAATGACATTTATAAGTATCCTCAGAAAAAAAAAGGAGGGCTTTTTACGGCCCTCCCTAAAGTTCACCTGAAAGGAGTAAACAGGTGAAGGTGAGGGGTACTCATTCTTCCTGAACTAGAACCTCGTCAGTCAAAGCAGCTTGGATTTTACGATTAAGTTCGGCAGCACAACACTTAAGCACATAAGCTTTCTTACCCAGCAAGGTAAGTTCGTTCTGTACCTCTGAAAGAGTAAGGAAGTCTTCCTTGACTTCCTCGCTCAGTGTGGATACATCGTATTGCTTGCCGTCTACTGTGTAAATCACAACTCATCCTCAAAAGGATCAGCTGACTCTGCTTCAACTTCAAACTCATCACCGGGCTGGTTAGCATAGCTGACCAGATCAATGACCTGCATAGCCATAAAGTCCAGACCTTTGTGGTTAGTACCTTTGTAGTTGGACTCCCACTCCTTGTACTGAACTTTAACCTTGGAGCCGTTGCCAACCAGACAATTGATCTCGCGCTTGGCAGCATCAAACAGCTTCGGTGCAGAGCGCACCATACCGTTGGGGCCGTTGACCTTACGCTTGATAACAAGTGCCGGGCCTTCATCCATCTCCTTGATGGAGAAACCACGAGATTCAAAATCCTTGGCGGTCTTGCTGTCAACAACCAGATTAACTGAATAAACTGGATCGTAAGTTGTGTTGGGCTGAGTTACGCTTGCCCAGTAAGCGGTTCCAGATACAACTGGCATATTACACCTCTTGTGTATTGTTGATTGAAATTGAATCGTAATTCCTTTCTTGTGGCATGTCAAGAAAAAAGTTACGACTTTACTATTATTCTATCCGCAAGCTTCTGACTTGCATGCCAGCCAACAACAGCCAGCAGTGCAAACTCAATTGTGGATGGAATAAATCCTGTCTTGCTTTCAAAGTCTTTTAGTTCTATAATCTCTATAAAGACCAGTAAAGCACCTATTAAACTTATTATATAACAACTTAAAGAAAGTACTACAAGCAGCCTGTGGTAGTTGTCGTAAGAAGAATTATAAGTATCTTTTATATCTTTTAAACATTTAATTATTTCATGTTGTACATTATTAAACATAATCATATCCTAATGAAACTATTAATATCTATATGGAGTACTGGCTCAACATCTTGCCAATCATTTCTGTCTGTTCTACCACCTTGGGATATGCAAAAGTCACTAATTGTATCCAATCTTATGTATCCTGATTGGTCTGACCATCTAAC